AATACGCATACGTTCTGAGCCATTAGTTCTAAGCTGCATAGAATTGTCAGCATTATTGTAAGCAATAGAACCTGCATCGTTATCTGCTTCGTCTCCTAATCTTAATTCGCATTCTCCAAGACCGTCTGATGACGTTATAAAAATATATCTATTACTTGCTCCGTCAATAGTTAATGAACTTGCATTAATTGTACCGTTTACATCTAAAGCAGAGGTGGGACTACTCGTACCAATACCTACATTACCACTTGAATCAAGTGTCATAGCAGTAACACCTGCAGGCTTAAATGTAATAGGTTTAAATAAGTTTGTTTCAATAGCAAAACCTGTAGCATCATTACCAACCCAAGAGGCGAAAGCATTGTTTTGTATTTTTAATCTACTATTATCAGCAGCTTTGTAAACTTCTAATATTTCAGTAGGATTAGAATTATTAATACCAACACCTGTACCATTATCAGTAACAATACTATTTCCTATTGTGTCTGAGTCTGTAAACTTAGGTAATTTATTTGCAGTACCGCTTCCGTCTACATAACCTGCACCGTTTATTAATTGGTTGTTGTTGGTTATTGTGTTGGTAATTGTAACATTCCCCGTTGCGGTGTCTACGCTTATACCATCCCCTGCTATAATAGAATTGACCTCGCCTTGACTTTCATCGTTGTAAAGTTCTGTAAAGTTACTGTTTACTTTATCAAATGCGATTCTTAACGGGTCACCTGTGCCATCGTTTGCACTTGCACCTATGTTTATTGTTTGTTGAGCCATTTTTTAATATATTGTTTTATCTGCGGTTATATAAGTAACATCTGATGTTTCCATTGTTGTATCTACTCTTAGCCAGCTACCATCTATGTCAAAAGGATATGCTATACCCCAACCATTTGCTTCGTTTACATTCCCCCACCAAGTCTCTTGTACATATTCGGTGCTTTTAACACCAAAAAAATTAAGAACTAAGTTTAAAAGGTTTTTTAACATCTTTTTGCTTTTCTAGGTATTTTTTAAGTTTTTTGAGGTTCACCTCTTTTGGTTTATACTTTACAGTACCCATCCCTGAAATGTTGCGTCGTGATCTGGGTGAATATCATCATTCGTATTGCTAGTGTACTCAGGGAATTTAGATTGGTTAAAACTCATATGATCTATAAATCTCCTTGTATAATACTCCGCAATGTCTCTCTCTCTTCCTACTAAGTAATCCACCTCTTCCTTTGTAGCAGTTTCTGAGTTCTCACTTGTATGCTTATATATTCCTCCGTTCTTAATAGAATACGCTGCAAACGGCAAATAGTCCACCATAGCGAAATGAATAAGCATAGGCTGAACGTAACTATTAACTAGTGACAAATAATCTCCTGATAAAGTCCCTGCGATAATATCTGCAGAAATCTTATTATATAAATCAGTTCCTAGATAGTTTTTTATATGTATCTCCTGAGCGATCTTAATAAACTGTATAAATTTATCAGTATCTACATTACCATCTAGTATGCTGTTTTTGACTAAGTCTGTTCTCGATATAAATAATGCTGTTGCCATCTATCCTCTTGGTTTTAAAAATCCCTCGTTTGGCATATCAGTAGGTCTTTTAGCTACTAAAGGATCATTTGTTTCAGGAGTAAATCCCTCTCTTCTTGCTTGGTTTACACTCACCTCTGCTCTAGGGTTTGTTGTATCAGGATTAACACCCTTAGCCATATACGTTTTTCTCATCCAAAAATGGTGGCAAGATCCTCCTCCTTTGTAAAGCCATAAATCATATGTATCAGCACCATTAGGTCCCCAGCCTGCATTTACTGCCTTTTGAGACATCTGTTGAATATCCTCTTTCCTATAAATCTTTTTAGCTGCAACCATTTTTTTGCAAAAATCTCTCGATACGTTCTCTCCATTTTTAACTGTTTCTTGTAAAGGTGCGTATTGGTATCTTACTTTAAATCTAAGATCTCCTGCTTCTCCATCTTGCTCACTCTTAGCATTAGGTCTTGCTGATCCTGTACTTGCCAATCCTAGCATTTTATCTAAAGCCTCCTCCTGATCATAATCTACCGGTCTCTCATCTACTAACTCCCATTCATCTAGATTCTCATCCTCTCCAAAGTCAGCCATAAAATCTGCTAACTCAGCATCTACCTTAGGTTTATCACTTGACATTTTAACACCTGTCTCCTCTTCTCTCGTATCTTTATCGATCACATTATCTAACTCTGTAAACTCTAAAGGTTGTAAGGTCTTAAAATATAGATTTAAAGCGATTTTATTGTAAGCAAGTACTTGATCAAAGGCATCTATTAAAAGTGTCTGAAATGGTCTAATAACAGTGTTATCCATTAAAGTGGAAGCCGTCTTTATCTCATCTGCATTATTTCCTAGTCCTGAGTTATCTTTTATTCCTAATAACATAGGAGAAACAACTCTATGAGATACCATTATTTTCTTACTACTCTCATCAGATAAAAACTGATATTGTTGGTGAGCATCTGATAATTGTACAGGCTCAATACTTGCAGCAGTTTCTGTGTTATCATTAAAAGAAAGTATAAACTTCCCTGAATTACTAGATCCTGCAAACTTCTGATGTATCTTGTTTTCTATTAACTGTCTCTCTTCCTCATTAGGAACCCCATTGTTGAAGTTTATTAGCATCGATGGTGCTAGACCATTCATAATATTATTAAGGTGATAATTTGAGATCTCTTCCTCTAATTCAGCATACTGTAATCCTCCCTGATAATCCACAGGAGAATAGTAATAGAATCCTGCTCTGTAAGGTTTTACGAATAATATCTCTATAGCCTCTTTAGAATATCCAAATGCAGGTATTCTTTTAGGCTCATCTGAGGGTTTTATCTTTGTCCAATCTTTAAAATAGTAATATCCCTCAATATCTCCCTCTTCATTGCATTTTTCTGCTCTTAAAGTCTCCACAGGAAAGTGCTCTACTTGTACAATCTTAGACCTATCCTTAGAATAAATCACTTGCATTGCACATCCTCCCATTAATTTAAGATCATATACTAATTTTCTGACACAATCCTTAGTGAATAAGGTCATCATTTGTGCATACTGATCAGGCTTTCTGTTAGAATCCGTAGCATCTAATCCTTTTCCAAAGATCATTTCTGAAATTCCATTCACAATAGCATTGTTTGTAGGACTTCCATTGTATCTATCTATCAGATATTGGTAGTAATTATTATCTGCTCCATAGGAAACGTAATCTTTACCTCGAACCTCTGATACTTTAGGAGATGTATAAGTGCTTAAATTTACCACCCTAACATCACTAGAGTTTTTTATAATAGGTTTCTTTTTCATAATATTATGTAGTCATTATCAAAACTGTTCTCTGTGGTATATTCACCCTCATTAACAGAGTAATAGTCATTTGTTTCTTGGTCAATATCCTGATCTGTGCAAAATATTTTATCTCTATATACGATCTCTCCTGATATTTCTATCCTGAAATCATAATATCTACCCTCTGTTAAAGAGAAACTATGCTCTAGGCTCATATATTCACCTGTCTTGCCCAAAGAAACTACATTACTTGTCTCTGTATTTGTACTGTCATCTCTCAAAATTAATGTACCGTCTAATCCATAGGATCTTGGTATCATTAGTATTGTCTGAGGATCTGTACTTGTAGTTAAGTGTTTCATATATATATAACGTAATAAATTCCCATTTTTGTACTTAAAACAAAAAAAAACCCCACCGATTATGGTAGGGTCTATTTTATAGAACGATATTATCCTAATTAAGCAGTAGGATCAATGTCAGTTCCACCTGTAGTAGGAGCATCACAAAAGAAAGGCGGTGCAGTCTCCTGAGCAGTTAATGTCAATGTAAATCCCGAAAGATCTCCCATTGCAGCACCGGTTACTATTGTACCTCCTGAAACTTCTGCTCCGTGGTCTTTACCTACTAAGAAAAAGTTTCCATTGTTATCTTCAATCACTACCTGAGGTCTCCCTGCAGCTAATAATTTAATCTCTTCCTGAGTTGCACTATCTAAGAAAGTGAATGTTGCATTTAAAGTAGATTCGTAGAAAGTAGTACCATTCTCACGAGATGAGTTGATAGCAGTCTCTAAACTAGAATTTCCTTTAATTTCATATTTGTAGAATGTCTCTGTATCGTCAAAGGTAATAACCCCTGCACTCGGTGATAAGGCAGCAATATCTGCATCGTAATTTGAGAAGTAGATGTTTTTAAGTCCACCTACTGCACTCTTACAAGGCAATACTCTCCCTTTTGCTATTGAACAAGCCATATATTTAAGGTTTTTTTAGATTAATAAAAAAAGGGCAGGCAGGTCTTATATGGACTTACCTACCCCTTTAGTTTGTTTATTTTAGATTATGCAGGTGTGTAAAGAACGATATCGCTTCCGATTCCGTACTCAACTCCACTTGTAAAGCGCATTATCACACGAACATTTTGAGATCCGTCAAGGTCTCCCATATCTAGGACTTTAACCTCGTTGTGGTCAGAAAGTAATCCTGTTCCGAAAAATAAGTTAGATTTCTCAGCAGCTACCATATAATTGTCAGCTAATCCATTTGCAACAAAGATTTTTACACCATCAAAAGATAATGCTCCGTTGTTCCACCATTGAGTTCCTTCGTTGTTTACACCATTTGCACCTAATCCTGCAGCAGCGAATCCTCCTAATGCTCTTACATAGGCTCTAGCTACGTTTTGAGATACATATAAGTAAAGATCTTCTTTTCCGTATAATGCAGATGGAATAGCATCTACTACTTTGCCCATCTCAGCGATTACGTTAGTAGCGTTAACTGTTGTTCCAACAACATCAATTACAGTAGCATCAGCAGTCATTTTAGTAACTAATCCATCAAATTCACCTGCATTAGCATTAACACCTTTCCAAATGTTGTTTTCAGTTTTCTCAGCAACTAATCCTGCAACGTGTGCAACTAAGAAATCAGAGAAAGCAGGAGGTAAAGAATCAAATGCAGATACACCCATTTGTACGGCTTCCCAATCTGATCTGAAGTCTTTTTTACATAATTCAAGGTTCACTTGGAACTCCTCTGGTTGTAAGATTCTCTCAGTTAATGTTACTTCAGCAGTATCTGTGAAATCACAAGATCCGTCTTTGATTACGTTAGCATCAGTAGCCATCTTTTTGATAACCTCTTTGTACTTAACGTTTGGTTTAATAGTGATACCTCCATTGTTTAGGGTAGCACCTGATAATAATGCTGCAGCGATATATTCTCTCGAAAATTCACCAGCATATGTAGTTGTAATGTCAGTAGTTGTAGCCATTTTTTAAATGTTTTTTTATTTATTTTTTAATGTTTGCAATTCTTGCGAATACTGTGTCTCTTGTAGACATTGGTCTGTTTTTTCCTAATACCATTTTCTTGGTCTCACTTCCTGCTTCAGGACTATGCTTTAAAGGTTGAGCAGCAGGCTGAGAAGATAATTCCTCTTTTACTTGTTCCTCAACTTCTTTCTGAGTAGATAATTGAGTTTTTAACTCGGCAATCTCATTCTGTAATTTCTCAATTTCGCTAAAGAAAGTTTCCTTGCTTACTGATTCGATTACTTTTTTAGGTTGAGATACCTCAGCTTCCGCTTCAACTTCTACCTCTTCGTTAGATGCTTCCTCTTCCATAGGTGCATCCATTTCTTTGATCTCTTTAATGATACCCTCAGCTTCCACAACTAAGATCATTCCATCCTCTAAAGAATATTCACCAACAGGTAAGGCAATTCTGTCCTCTTCTGTTACGATAAATACTTCAGCTTCAGGAGTAAACTCTTCTGCTTCGATAATAGTACCATTCTCTAGGGTCATTTGAGCCAATTTGATTTCCTGTACAGTATCTTGTACATCCTCTGATAACTCAATCCCTAGTACGCTTTTGATTTCTTTTAGCATTTCTAATGGATTTTTCATATTTATATAACGGTTAATAATTATTATTTTGCATTTTCGTATTAACTTTTTCTGTAAATACTACCAATTCCCTGAGCCCATAGTGATCCATCGCAACAATCTCTAGAATAAGTATTGGTTTCTTTACAGTAACACGCTCTAGAACTTCCTTTAGGACTTGTGTAACTCGGTATCTTGTCATCTTTAAGCATAACTCTGTGTTTTTTGTATAAAGTAAACTATATCCCATATCTGAGCAGCACCGCCTGTTGCTACAATTTTCCAATTAGATCCATTATCTACAAAGTTTTGATCTGCATAGTATTGGAATACTTGGTGGAACTCGTGTGCTACGTCATTACCTTTTGGAAATGGTATATCTACTCCTACTCTCTCATATGGAGTTCCATTTGTAGCATCTAACTGTAACCTCAAATATGTCTGATTAGCGTTAGGTGCTGAACACTTAAAAACAATAGTCATTAAATAAACATCATTTAGATTGTCTGCTAATACTTTCCTAGTAGATCCATTGTAATAATCTATTCCCTCGTAACTTCTATAAACACTTGCAGCATTGTTTGGCATCTCAATAGATATATCAGCCGCTAAAGTCAATTTGCTAGCCTCTGTGAAAGCACCATCATCATATCTAGTCCATCCTAATCCTGATCCTGCTCCTGACTGAGGATGTAATTTAATCCACTCTCCATTGTACACAGTCCATACTCCTGATTCAGTAGTTACGAACGCTCCCTCTTCAATCTTGTAGCTATTTCTGATCTGATCAGTATCTACATCTACCTGTACTTTATATGATGTATTTCTCATTATTTCTCAGGTACACAATTAGGCACTCTTTTACCATTTTTTTCTTTCCATCCAATCTGCTCGTATCCATCCCAACAAGGCTCCTTAAGTTCTAGGTCTATCTCTTTTAATTTACCTATTGCCCAATTAACTCCTGCAGATCCTCCCCAAGCATCCCACATTAAACCACCACAACCCTCTGAGTAAGGAACATCTTTATGTTGTTGGTGTCTCTTAAAACTTGCCATCCTTGCAATCGTGTCTCTACTGATAGGTTCTCCTTTTGCTAATTGATTTGCTCTAGCCTTTCCTGTAGCCTCTCCACAAGTTCCCCATCCATTTTTTTCTACCCAATCCAATGCTCTCTGCGCATTATTCTTAGCACCCTCAGGATAGTCAGAGTAGGATTCTAATTCAACCTCACTAAAAAGGTCTTTTAATTTGTCTATAATTAATTTAGCCTCTTGCTCTTCCTGAGACATTGCAACCGATTCCTTAGGTCTTTCCATTTTATCAGCAAAGTAACCCTCGATAGAAAATCCTTTGACCTTTCCTGTTTTTACATAATCATTCCAGACTTCCTCGTTATTCACTTTTACTGCTCCCATCCAAGTACCTAAGGGTACATTCATTCCATACTTTCTACTCTTATCGTGTACCTCATCCTCTACTAACCAACTCTCGACAAGTGACAATCCTTTCAGATCGTATTGATGTTCCATAGTAGAATTGTTCTGATTCCCATTCACTAGGTACATTTGAGACGCTTTTGCGACAGTTTCTTTAGAGAAATATATATAATACTCATCCTCACCTGATCTGCGATATATAGGCTTGTTAGGTATTAATAAAGCACCCATTAAAATACGTTTCTCTTTATTAACTTCAGCGAGTTTGATCTCTTCACTCTTTAAAGCGACAAAATCCTCCTCTATTGCAGGGTTTTCCACTACTGAGATAGCCTCAACTCCTGTCATTTCCTGATCCTCATCTAAAATGAGTTCTATAATCTTAAAATTGCTCATATTAATATAACGTATAAAACTTTAAATTTTGTATTTTAAATTGATGCACTCGATACAATATTTCTCTCTAGACTTTGAGCAGTAGTAACATCACTAGAAACAACGTATGCTTTTACAGGCTGATTATTCTTACTTGCTATTGTCTCTGCTAATTGATTAGTACCTCCTGCTCCTACTATATTAAAACTTGGTGCTTGTGGTTCTGCTACTCCTCTACCGCCTGTAATAGTTCCACCTACTGTTGCACCCTGAGGAGATCCACCTGTTTTTAATGCACTTAATCCTTTTGCAGTTGCCGCTACGTTAGCTGCTATTCCAATTCCTGCACTTATATTATTTGCAGTTTGTTCTGCTTTTGCTAATGCGATACCTCCAGGTATTAAAGCATATTTTAATGCTGCTGCCGCATTTGCTGCCTTAGTATTAATAATAATTTTAGCAACTCCAATAGCACTCTCTCCTAATAAAGCTGCTGCTTGTAAAGCCTTATTTTTACCTGCTAACTGTCCTAATAAAGCAAAACCTGCTGCTGCATTGTTTAAATTAGCATCTCTAATAGAGGCTTCTGCATCTGCTACAAACTGAGCGATAGCCACTTTTTGATTTGCTTCATATTGTAACCTAGCTAATCCATCTTTCATATCCTTGTCAGCTTTGGCTTTATTATCCTCGTCTTCTTTTATCTTAGCATCTTTTTGTGCTTTTTTTCTATTAGCCTCGTCTGTCTCTAATTGTTTAGCAAAAGCATTTGCCTCAGCATCTCTTGTTTTTCTCAAAGCCATCTCCTCATTGTATAATCCTAAGATCTGACTTGTAACCTCTCTTTGTTTTGATAATCTAGCAGTCTCTAGTGCAATAACATTAGCTTGTAATTCTGCTTCTGCTTCAAGATCCTCCTGAGTAGATCCACTTAATGAGTTTTGTAATATCTGAGCATCGAGTTTCTTTTGTGCTAATTCTATCTCTTTATTAGTAATGTCCTCTTCAATTTTTGATGCTTGTTGTAAGAATCCAATTCTCTCCTCTGCGGTAAATTTCTCCTTATTTACGGCTTGTTCTAATAATCTTGCTCTATCTTGATCTGCCTGCGCTCTCTCTACTTTAAGTTGTCTCTCCATCTTAGCAGCATCTGCTAACATATTTGAAATCTCTGCAGCTATCTTTAATTCCTCTCTTGTCTCTTTATTGAAATTTTTAGCTTTTTCTGTGAATCCTGAGAAAGCCTCACCAACTGAATCAATAGCACCTTTAAAATCTCCTGCAAATACTTTAGTAATAGCATCACCCAATGAGAGCAATCCATTTCCAAATTCTGCTGCTAGATCTTTTAAGTTTCCAAATACAACTCCAATCTGTCCTAATATCTTATTAAGTTTATTAGAACCCTCCTCTGTTGATGTAAAAGCAGAAATTAATGATCCAACTACCACAACAAAAGCACCAATACCTGTGGCAATTAATGCACCTTTCATAGTTTTAAGACCTGTAACCGCACCTTTAATAGAGGTAATCATTCCTTTAAAACCTGAGATAGCACCCCCTGTTAGCTTATCTGCAGCTGAGGTAAGTTCATCAAAATTATCCTCTACCTTTTTAGATCCCTCAGATACATCCTCTAATCTATCATTAGTTTGTGCTAGATCTTTATTTAAAGCCTCTACATTCTGTTGTGCTTTATCTGTTTCGACAAGTAATGTAACTACTCTTGTTTCCGCCATCTTATTTCTGTTTTTATTTGATTAAATGCTCCCTTTATGTTTTTAGGTAAATAGTATTTTCCCTGAGCAATCCTGATATTTTCAGTCTCTCCTTTTACTCTTCCTAATATGTTAAAAATACTTTCTAGCATAATTTATTGTGAACCCTGATAAAATAATACTGCCGAAGCTATTGAACTTACAGAAGCCGTTGGATAAACTCTAAAACTTGTTTTTAATAAACCTTCTCCTCCTGTAAAAGTTTGTGAAGTTAAAGTGTGTATTTGTGTACCGCCTCCGTAAACATTTATTGGTGTAACACTTGCTATTGCATTGTTGTTGCTAAGTCCTACATAATAACCACCATCTGCTACTACTTCTATTTGAATAGTTTGTTGGCTGTCTACTTCAATACCGCCTACGGGTATGTCAAAAAAGTCTCCGCTTGTACCTATTCTATATTGTAGCGTTGCACTTGTTGCAGCTTGTGCTATTGCGTTACCATTCCAAGATGCCGTAGCCGTTTGGTCGCTTGAACCAATTACTCCGCTTATTATTACAGTTATAGTTGAAGCCGTGTAAGAATCAATTACAACATTAACATTATTACCTAGTACATTTTGAATGTTGCCTATTCCTGTAAATGAATAACCACTATCTGCCGTGTAGGTGTAAGTAAATGAGTAAGGCTTACCTTCTCCTGCTACAACTGTGTGAGAGTTTGGTGCAACTACCGTACCTGTTGAATTGGTTACAACCAAACTTGAATTGCTTACGCTTTGCGTTACTGTAATATCTGTTTGATATGTTACCGCTGCAGGTGCATTTACATTCATTATAAATGTTCTATTTGAACTTTCAAATATTGTTGGGGTTGTACTTTGTAATTGAATACCTATAACACCACCGCTTAATGTTTTAGTAATTGTAAATTCACTTGTCACATTTGTACCACCTTCAAAAATAGTTATGTCAGTTACTTGGCTTGTAGAACTCCATTCGCCTATGTCATTATTAAATAAATTCCAAGTTACACTATAAGCAGAATCACATTGCGTGTAAGGATATACTCCCGTTTGTATAGACATATTATAGCCGCTTAAAGTTCCTTTTGTAAAACTTAAATTACCACCATTACAACTTGGCGCGGCAGTAGTAAATTGTAAAGTCGCACCTAAAGATGTCCCTACACTATTTGTTGCAAATGCTCTAAACGAGTGTAAGGTAGAATAATTTAATCCTAATATAGTACCACTAAAAGCGCCGCTATTTGTACCACCTACATATTCTATATTATCTGAAGCCGTTGGTGTACCTCCACCTTCTACCCAATAGAATCCTTTTTCAAAGTAGTTAGGACTTCCAACTACATCTATGCTACCATTTAAAACTGCACTTGAAGTTAAAACATCCGTGCTTGAAACAGTAGTTACGCTTGGTGCAGATGTCGCATCACTTGTAAAGAATTGTACTACGTTACCATAAGCCGTTCCTACAGAGTTAGTAGCAAAAGCAACAACCGAATATGTTTCTCCTGTTGTTAATCCTGTAATATTAGCCGTAAATGTATTTATATCTGTTCCGCTTACTTCTACTCTTGTTCCACTTAAAGGAGAACCTGTACCTAAAATATAATAAAAACCTCTTACTGTGTAGGGTTGTTGCCCTACGTTTGTAACCGCTCCTGATAGAGTAGCTGAATCATCATCTGCAGTTGCAGAATTTGTAACTACTGTAGGTAAGAAATCTGTAACACAACTTGACTTAGCAATCACTACTGAATAAAGCTGAGGTGCAGTTCTCTCTGTTTGTATTGTAGTGTTCTCGTCTATTACTTTTAAGAATCCATCTCCTATAAAAGTCTCACAGTTATTGTCTGCGTGTATTCTATCTCCTATCTGAGGATATGTAGTAGAACCACTATGATATAGTGTCCTTGTTCCACTAGAAGCACAAGCTAAACCATCTGATGAAGTTGTATTACTTGCACTAAAAGACTTTAATACACAAGGTATTGGTTCAGGCTCAGGTTCAGGTATAGGCTCTGAACAATCTCTATCTACTGTTACATCAATACTATCTGCTGACCAAAATGTAGTGTCTGCCAATGGACAAGGCAAATCCCCATCGCTAGGTAAAGGTATGTTACCTCCTGAACCTTCTCCACCATCAGGAGCAGATGTTTCTACAAACTCATAATCATTTATTAATTCTATATCTGCTTGCCCTGTAATTAAGTCTGAGGATATAGAGTTTATTTTATAGTAATTTCCTCTGAATCTTATTTTATCATTTAGCTGATATTTTAGTAAGAAATTAAGAGGTAAGAAAGCATTTACTTTTGTAAGTCTGTTTCTATAATCAAATATATTGTCTATATATCTTGAGTAATATTTTTTAAATAGTGTATCATCAAAACCTATTGTAAATGTGTACTCACTAGCTTGTAAGTAAAAGTTTAGATTCATTCTACTTATACTAGGGTCTAGTGATAAACTATTAGCTGCTATGTAGTAATTTTCTACCGTGCTTTTACTATTAGCATCTTGGTATGTCTCATCATTTAAGAATCGTATGTCAGTACCTGAGTTTTGAATAGGATAAAACAACAAAGGGTCTCCTACATAAGTATCTGTATTGTCATCTACAAACCATCCATACTGAACGCTAGTGTTAGACTTGTCAGAGTTGTCTAATAACCTCTCAAACTTCATATGCTCAAAAGGCACTTCTATCTTATAAACATTTGGAGAGGCATCATAATAGCCATCTGTTGAGGTATATCTTAACTCTCCCCACTCTTGAGAGAATTGATTAGTATGCTTCTTAGCTAGGAATGTTTTGTCTCCTTTGAATTTAAATTCTACTTCGCTAAATGGTATAGCATTATCTACCACCTCTTGGTCTGTATTTACAAACTCATCTATTGCCCATATATTGCTAGATGAATCATAGTAACTATCTAAGGTGTCTATGTATATAGTTCCATCTTTCTCATAGGCAGTCAGATTAAACGTATTAAACAGACCTGTAAGAAAGTCTATTATTTTCATATTAGGCACTTGCTCTGTAATGATAAACTGCCTAACAGTATTCATAGATACATTAGTAGCTGATGATGTAAAACTAGTACCATCAAAACTATTGCTTACTGTCCAAGTAGCAGTAAATGTAAATATCTCATCACTCTCTACATATACTTTGTAACCTGTAGAACTGCTTTGTAACAACCCTGATAAAGTAACCTGACTTGCATTTTCTACGTTTGTAGACTTATAATTTACACCATCTTTTTTTATAGTAACTTTAAATGTAGCAGGTACGCTTGTAGTTATGTTTAAAGAGTAATTTATGTTAGCATTAAAACCTACATTACCAAATACTAATAATTTGTCTTGTAATAAGTTTACTCCTGTGATTGTCTCAGGTTCAAATGTCTTTACTAATGTTGTAACTGTATCTCCCTCAAAAGATCTACCTTTGTCTCTGTGTAGCCACATATAAAGGTCATAGTACTCTGTGTTACTTTCATTAAAAAAGTCCTTTGAGAATACTAAGCCAAACTCCTCTTGTATTGCTTTTACTATTAAGTGTATTCTTATAGCGTATTTTAATTCCTCAAAGTAGACTCCTGAATGGTCTGCAGGTTCTGTAGTAGGGTTATAAGAACCACCATCATATAAATTACCTCCTAGTGCATTAGGATATGCCTCATATTTTTCTGCACTATCATAGAATAAGCGTGTAGTGTTTGTAATTAAAGGAGCGACAATAGCCTTAGGATATACTTGCTCACTAAATGAGAAATCCTTACCACTCTCTAAGCAACCTCTTACCTCATCTGCTGAATACTCTAGTGAGAAATTATCTAGCCAATCTAAGGTCTCTAGTTTCTCATCTGTTAGTACATCTTTAAGGTTTACTGTATTACCAAAGAATGTAATCTTGTAAGAATCTGTAATACCATTTTTTAGATTTACTCCCTCTAGTTTTATCTTACCCTCTCTAAAAGGCTTGTTGTTTATTTCAAGTCTTGCATCTACTTTATTCCTAGCATCAAAACCCCCTACTATATTCTTGTTATTGTAGTGCTTAAATATCCTATTGTTTGTCTTAGATGCAGGTACTACAAATGACCTAGAGAAGTCAGTAAATATCTTACTAATATCTCTAATATTTTGAATTGATTGGGTAACATTGATAGACTCATCGCTAAATAAATCTAATCTTTGCCCTTCTACATATACTTGTAATGTTTGCATCTATCTAATGTTATTTATGTAATCATACGCATATTTAAACTCTATAGTGTAATTGATTAGCTTGTCATTAAGATGTGTTTTTCTTGTTTGGTCTGTTGTTACTATTGTCAATGGTATTATCTCTCCTCCTATATCTCCCCATATGTAAGCAGATAAAGTAAGCTGATTAATTACCTTATCAAATGCTTCTCCTACGAATCCTGTGTTCATTGTAATACTCTCTGTTGAGCTAAAGTTCTTATTGTAACTTTGATGTCTAGTAGTGCTATAAGAACCATCTATGCCTATTATATTACGCTTGTAGTTCTCTGAGGTGCTAGTATATTTCTGCACGTTCTTTTTGTCAAAGTATATATCTTGAAATGCTCCAAACTTGTTTACGAATGTCACTTTTATTGGAGTGTACTTAGGGTCACAAGTTCTTTTTATGATAATTGATTCCCCTGCAACAGTAGCTGAGGTAGCACTTGTGTTAAAAGACTGATATATAATCTCTCCCTCATCTATGTAAGGTATATACCCTGCTACTCCCTCAGGAACGTACATAGTATTGTTTGACTGCATCAGACTCTCATCTGTTATAATCTTGTTCTTGCCCTCTTTAAAAGTACTATACCCCTCTAAACCTATGTGGTTAAATTGTCTTTGTAGACCTACTGTACTTCCTCCTCCATTTTTGCCTGTGTAGAAATTAACAACTCCTGATATTACCACCACTTGACTTGTGTAAGTGCCATCATATGTAAGGTCTAAGTAATCTGCTACAAGTTCGGAGATCTCAAACAATACGCTTGTACCTACAGTATCTTTTATAATAGTGTATTCTAAATTACCATTAACGCTCAATTCTAACTTTGCAGATAGAGCAGTAGCTTCTGAATCGCTAAAGTAAAAAGGACTTCTAATTAATATATTTGCCATAATCTTATGTTATCTCTTTGTAGTAAAATCTAATAAATCGTCTATGTCTAATCCAAAGTTTTTTATTAAGTCATCTGGTAATTTCTTGAATGCTTGCTCAAAAGGTTTAGTAAAAAACAAAGAGGGTTTTATCCCTTTCTCATATATGCTCCTCTGTAATATAAATCCTATGCTTCTGTAATTACCTTTCTTATATCTCCCTTTCTCATCTCTCAGTCTGATCCTCTTTGCTTTTGCCCAATCTGCTAGTGGTTGCATTGGAGGTTTCTTATTAGTGTAACTGTAAGGTGTATTGTATTTCATTTTAATACCTGATACCCCTTTATCCACAAATGCACCATACTCTTCCATTATGAATCCTAAAGAGAAAGAGTTAGGCATTACCTTTAAATCGTAATCTAAGCTATTATAGAGACTGCTAGAGACATTCTTTTTGTTTTTTGATAGTCTACTCCTAGATTGTTGTATAACGAACTTAGCGAACGTATTTAAGGCTCTATTTGTATTTTGTAATTTAGCAGACATTAATATCGTTTTGAATTATTACATCAAACGTAGCGGTCCACCCTGCGACCTGATTCTCAAATCTATCCATAAAAGGCTCTAGAGTAACATCTCCTAACACCTGATATAAGTCTCTATGTAATTGACCAATTCTTAGTTTCTGTACTAACTTATTTAAAACTGCTAATTGAGTATTCAATACATCTTGCTCATTGTCATTTCCTAAGAATATATCAGATACCGGATCCTTTGATTGATCTACAATATCCATTGCTAGAATACTGATATTAAATCCAAGTGTATTCTCTGAGGATGTTACATTGTTTACAATCATATGAGACAAAGGGAATATAGTCTGCTTATTAAGATCCACCTCTGTAATATCTCCTGTCGTAACTGTATTTACGTTTAGATCAGATAGCAAAGTGTCTTTTATCTTTTCAGTGAGTAAATAAAACCCTCTTATTCCTGTATTGCTCATTATAGTTTGTTTTTAATCTTTCTGCTTTCTAATTCGTTTTTCTCCTTTTCAAATGCTAACATCATAAAACACTCGTGTACATTTAGTTTAGTGATATTCTCAAATCGTCTAATATCGCCCTGAGCGAGTGCGTAAATTGATTGATACCAACCCCATTTTGCTCCGAACTGAGATATTGCACTAAATTGCTCTCCTGATTCTCCTCCAAATAATTCATCATAGCTTGCGATAAGTCGATCCCTAAATGGTAAAAAAAAAGTATAGAACCTATTACTGCATCTAAAGGCATATCTTTCATTGTCTCTCCATCTCCTGCTTCATACTCTTTAATAGAATATTTCTCTCCGTATTTCTGATCAATAGGTCTATATAGAACTGCCATTGCTCTGTGCATATTCTCCCAATCTCCTAAGAACGCATCTAGATCTACATACTCTCCTAAGCTGATGTCATCGAGTTTTGGTATAAATCCATACTCTACCCCATTAATTTTAAAATGTCTCCTTAGATTCGGTTTCTCATTAAACATACCTATCAGGATCTCACATATAGCATTAACATCTGCAAACTTCATTCTCATAGTATCTGCTAAAGTAACATTGCAAAATATTTCGATCATCTTAGATGCTAGGAATTTCTCATCTGTAACCTCTTCTGAGATCTTTAAATACTTTTGGTACTGCTCTAATGTAATCTCTGATAATGTATCAGGTATGGTAATTTCTAGTTTCATATGCTTGGTATTATATATATAACGTAATTTTTAAGGCATTTTAGTAAATATACAAAAAAAAAGCACCCATCTCTGAGTGCCTCTTCTTACTAACTATAAAAACATACTAATTCAACCATCCTGTAATTGCGTTAAAAAACATTAAGGCTATTCCTATCACTGAGTAAAAACTAATCAAATAGTAAATATTCTCAGGGTCTTTCTTTATCCAATCTCTCATATCTTATTTATTTATTTCATATTCCATTATCTCAGTCTCTGCTCTATTAAGAACATAAGTAGAAAGTAAATCTGTAAGATCTATATCTGATCCCTCTAGTGCTATGTGTAATATCTCCACCTGATCCCCTGTAGGTGGTTCAAAGTAATCTCCATTACTACCCTCAATAAAATCGTATTGAATCTCTAAAATAATGTCGTCAATTTCAATCTCGTACTGTCTCATAATAGTGTCTTTTAAAGTGTCTGTTTTAATTAATAATGCTCAAATATATAAAGCATATTTCAGTTATGAAAGTATTTTAATATCTTTTTTTGAAATTTTTTAATTTTAAGTATCTTTCTACGTATGCCTCTTTGAGCATTAACATAGTGTCCTCATCAAACCATTTATAAAACATAGAGAAATCAATTTCAAAATATGTTATAGAATGTTTTCCTCTTAAAAGATCTGTTGTCTTTGTCTCAATATAAAACTTTCCATTGTCTTGTGTAGATCCTACTGATATAATATCTAAAATCTCAAATTCTTTATGTTCCATCTTAATCCTCTTTTAAATGATCTAATATCTCGTGGTAATTTACTGCATCGATAAAAGCTAGTGCATAATCTTGTGCTAATCCATTATCTGTTTGCTCTCTGATATGTTCCTCTAGCATCTCCTGTAATGTTTCTGCATCCCATTCATCCTCTATCTCCATAAACTCAAAAAATTCTAAATACACTCTCCAAGTCTGATAATTTGTCCATCCATTGTAACTCATAATTGTCTTTTTAAATAATTAATAACACCCAAAAATACAGAGCCTAAATTAAACTGACAAGCATTTTATTAAATTTTTTTAATTATTTTTTATCTAATAGCATATTTACCATAATTAGGCTTAGTAAGTTTATTTACTATTGAATACCTGAGACTATCTAGAGCGTGATTGTAAGCATCTATTGGTTTGTTAGTAAGCTGACCATTTTTGTCCTCTATGTATTTATAGTTTCTCAACTCTTTGATCGTATTAATACTATCCTCTGTAACGAATAGTTTGTATCTCCTGATCATATCAATACCGATATTAATAGATCCTTTAAAAGTGGGCTTTATATTCCATCCCATTCTATGTATCTCTTCTATTGATTTCGGTTCTGCTGAGTCTGCAAATATCTCATCTCTTCTGTCAAGTCCTAATCTCTTAAATTCATTTGCTATATCCTGATTAGTCATCCCTGTTCGATATATATGCTCCTTTACGTACATATTATCTCCCATTGTAAATGTCTCCACTAAACTAGTAGGGTCGTTAGTAAATCCAAAGTCTAATCCGTACGATATTCTTTTTGCTTCCTGAGGGATCTCTTTAATAGTTTGAAAGTTATATATTAAACTCCTAGACTGTCCTCTCTCTCCTAGTCCGTAAACTTTCCAATAGTTTTCGTCAATATCTTTTAATCTCTCAATCTCTTCCTTTATTACATCACTTAAAAACGGATTGTCTCTATATGTTGTTTGGTGAAATTCTACATCTGCTCTTGTTAAGACCTGATCATATATCCAATGAAACTCATCAGAGGGATTGTAATCAAGTACAACCTTCTCAGTAGTCCTGAATATTAACTGCTGCCAATCCTCATAATTAAGTTCGTTAGCTTCATTAATAAATAACAAATCTCGCTTCCTACCTCTAATCTTTTGAGGCTCATCTAGACTTATAAATTCAATTCTATTGCCGTTCAGATAATACTCACTAGCACTCTTGCTATGATACATCTCATTATAAATACCATATCCTTTGATAATATCAAAAAAATCCCTCATAACAGTACCTCGTACCGCAGGGAATGTCTTTCTGCATATCGTAATAGTTTTATCAGTAGATCTATTGCAATAATCGAATATAATCCATAATAGTATGTTATAGGTTTTCCCTGATCTAGTTCCTCCCTGTTCTACTATTATCTTTTTATCAGATCTTGCTAAGTGTTTAAATACTTTATTCGTCGTAACTTCCCTCATCTATGATTTTGACTTGAAACAATCTTTCGCCTTCTGCACCTGTTATCTCTTGTCTCTCTATATATCCTCTCTTTTTTCCCTTAGTCTTTAAATAGAATATTGTTGCTGAGGTACTCCCATCTCCTATTTGTTTATGTAATTGGCTCTCTGCAAAATCTAATGCTACATTCTGTATCTCTGCTACCTCTTTAGCAAATACAGGATCTTTATCTAGCCACTCATAAAATGTTGCTCTACCTATTCCCACTTGTTTACAGGCAGTCGTTACAACTCCTAGGCTCTTCTCTAAAGCCTGAATCATTGCATCCTTTTTTATATGTCCGGTTTTGTCCATTATATTCCTTTAATTGGTGTTTTCATAATCGGATTAAAGTCAAAACTTCTCTTGCTTTGTTTATCTCTTTTAATCACATCTTTACCCCATTTTCTCTGTAACGCAAAGAATTGTTGTTTCTCTTTATCTAAGTTTCTATATGTCGCACATCCACCCTCCTGTTCTGCTTGTTTCACATTATAGTGTGCAAAGTTTACTCTTAAGCATCCTTTGTATTTATGTATATGTTGTAATGTAATATCGTAATCCTCCTTTAATGGTAATTCCTCATCATATCTCACTTCGCTACTTTTTAAATGAGCCTGAAAAGGTCCTCCTATATATTGTAAAGTACCAAATGGGGTATATTCTCTATATGCACCTTTATCTGTTACACAATTTAATCCCCAAAAATGGAAGCCCATCTCTTTAGTTATATTAGCTATGTTCTCAGAAAATTCCTCTAAGTCATTCATATTGAATTTAATTTGAGATTGCTCTTCCCATCTACCAATATATGAACAGTCGTCATCAATAATAACAATACAATCTGCATCATCGTATAAATTATCTAATATCCAATTCCTTACCCTACATAAATTTCCCTGAGCTGAATCAGGACATACTACAATATCATTCCCATTTGCTCTATACTCTTCTGCTTCACTCTCTCTTACTACTAGCTTTACGTTAGGATAATGTATCTGTGTTATACTCTTCTCTGGTCTCTTATAAGATGGTGCAAAAAATTTAACTTTCATTCTGTATCTTGTTTATTGCTTCTGTTCCATTTATTACTCTTCCAATTCCTTGGCTCCAGGGTTTTCCATTTGCTCTTTTTGCAGTCTCTGTTTTTAATCCAAATAATGTTTTAGCTTGAATCCAATCTATATCTGTATCAAATTTTAATATAAGATAATTACTCTGAGTATCTAGTTCAGTAGCAAAAGGTTTTTCGCTCTGTTCATTCATTGGGTTATTCATTTCCTGCACATCGTCATCTGTGTAAGGCACATCTAATCCCCACTCTCCTAGTTTATCCTGATCCCAATTATTTGCTAATATATCCCAATCCCACTCTCCAAATCCTGAATTGTCTTTAATTAAGAACTCCTTTTGCTGATCATCTGACAAATCTTTTGCTTTTATGATATAAACCTCATCTATTCTAGCATCTTGACAAGCCTTATATCTCATATTTCCTCCTAAGATAACATTGTCCTCATTTACTACAATAGGTCTAATCTCTAGCATCTCAGGAAATTCCTTTATACTTTTGACTAACTTCTTAAATTTATAGTCTTTAATGATTCTAGGGTTATCAGGATTGATCCTAATATCTCCGATTTTTACTTTAGTGATCTGCATATATAACGTATTAAAATTTATTTCTTTTTTTATAGTCCACAATAACCTGAATCACACTCATTAAAATCATCATCAAATAATTCAAATTGTGAGTTCCAATTTTTTATCTCATCATAACTAATGTCTGTCATCCATTGAGCATTGTTTACACTCTCTCTTTCTCTTTTAGCAAACCATTCTAACTTATTTGGATGCTTATCCCACATCTTTCTAAGTAACATTGGAGACTTATGGAAGCAACCTACACAGTTATTCATCCAAGCAAATCTAACAGGCTTATCTAACCAAAACTGTTCTATGGTATCTTTATATATATTAGAGTCTATTAGAGGAAAGCTAGGTTTCTGATATGGTATATCCTCCCATTTGTTTCTACCGTCTTTGTGTTTTCCGAATGTTGCTTTAAATTCACTAAGACCATCAGCATTGCATCTTTCTAACATATTCTTAGCTCTCCTAGTTTCATTGGCTCTGAATCCTATTCTCATTTCAATAGGTTCTCCTATCTGTTTAGCCCACCAATAAAAAATAGGTTCTATTTTCATTTCTACTGTGCAAAACCTTTGAACCTTATTAGGCAAATAAACTTTATCTTTTCTAGTCGTTATATCGTCAAAAGTTTTTCCTGTAACCCAAGTAATCTTTCTACCTATAAATTGCTCTAAGTCTAACATAGTATAAACAATCATATCATCCTCAGCAGTTCCTATAAAAGGTGCTTGTATTCTATCCTCTATCTCTTGTCTTATTTTCTTATCAGGAAAAATACAATTTTTATCTTCAATTCTTACCAAAGAAAAAACATCATAGTCTGCAGGATAGTTAGCTGCAATATAGCTTGAAGTTTTACCTCCACTCAAACTATTTACTGTTTTCATATTCTTTAATTTGTTTATCGTAATTCTCTTTTACTATCTTACTCACTTCTGAAAGGAAAGGTTCTTTTAATGCTTTAATGTCCTCAATAATCATATTCTGCTTTTCCATTAAGTCAGCTTTCTTATTAGTCAATACATTTAACCATTTGTCTAGATCCTTATTAAACTTTCTGTAATTGTTAAAATTATCTTTTGCATATAATGCAGTACAATGATCATATTTCTTGCCTCTACTCTTAAAATATCTCTCTATATCAGACAGTCTGAATTTCTTTGTATGATACAATAAAAACACAACTAAAGATCGAGCATCTACATACTCCTGTTTCCTTGTGTTCTTAAATATATCTAATCCTGATAATTCTTTTACTTTCTCTGCAATCTGATCCGCCTCTTTTACTTTCATAATCTTTTACTCAATTTAATTAATTCCTCGTAGGTCATATTTCTAACCCTACGTCTTGCTTCTTTATTTGTTAATTGTTTTAATATATCCTTTCTCAATAATCTCTTATGTTCTTTTTGAGTAGGATTGTATAATTTACTATTTTTTAGCTTCCCTGTCTTATGGTTAGCATTAATCAATACTTTCTCAGGTATTGGTATAAACTTCATTTTTTCTTTTTATCATATTTTTCGTGATACGCTTTTGAAAAATCCCAGCAATCACTTAAGTAATATAATCTTTGCAGCCAATCTCTCTCATCTATAAATTCAGGATCATCTCCTCCATTTTCTAAATGATCATTGTATGCTTTCTCGCACTCCTCAGGTGTTCCTCCATAAAACATATGGAAATCTCCTTTTAAATCCCATTCAAATTTTTTCATCTGTCTAATAATTTATAATGTTCCCTCTAAATAATAATCGTCTATATCTAATCCATCCACAAAGAAAGCCTCATATGTTTTAATAGCAGCCTCTACCTTTTGTTCTCCTGATAGATAAAACTCCTCTGAGCAATGATATACCCCTATGTCTAAACTCTTCTTGTCAATCCCTATAAACTTAAATTGATCATATGTCATTCCAAATAATTGACAATAAAGATAGCATTGCATATCATAGGAATTTTTATAAGCACTGTATTTAAAACTTTTTATGTCAATCGTTGTTTTTAAATCTACGATCATATCCTTACATAATACATCTGCTTTTGCTCTGAAAGGGTAGCCTTTTACAAATCCAATAGCAGGGTGTTCAAAATTACAATTAGTTATATAAGATCTTGCAGTTTCATTCTTATAAAACGCATCTGCTAATCTCTCAGCATCTCTCTTCTCTTTTTTAGTGAATACCTTTCCGTGTTCTTTCTTAGCTTCCTGATATGCTTTTGCATTCTTACTTTCTACATTAACAAAGATCTGTTTCTCGAATACTTCAGGTTCTAATATAGCAGTATGAAATAACCATCCATCTCTCAGGGCTTGACTGCTTGCACTTCCGTACTGAGTAACATATTTATAAGTCTTAGGACTATCTAAAAGCATTTTGCAATTAGAACTGCTCAAAGCAGCCTTTCCTAAATACCCATAATAAAACTCGTCATCCTCCATCTCTTTGAGAATCTCATCCATTTTCCAATCTTTTCCGTCTAATAATTTAATTGTCTCCATATAGTTTAAAAATTAATTGTTTAAGTATTTTATTGTTTGTTATTACTCCTCTGTTATTGTTTGGTAATTCGTACATCACATACCATTGCCCTGTATGTTTGTCATTATCACAAGAGGTAAAGTCTCCCTTTACATAATTATAATAATGATCGTATTCTATTTTCTCAAATCCTAAGTCTTTTAAATCGTTCTCTGTCATAATTTACTTTTTATTTCTATCTCACATCCTCTAAATGGCATCTCGTACCATATATTACTTTCCTTTAATAAAGCCTCTATTCTCAATATATCCACCTCATCAAATACAAGTACCCTTTCTACTATCTTAATCTCAGGAGGTTCAGGCTTTTGATATTTCATTGCCCTTGCTCTTGCTGCTTCTTTTTTAATTTTATATTTATCTGCTATCTCCTGAGGTGTCAATCCTGTTTTAAAATAATCATATTGTAAGTCTGTCATAATCCTAGATTCTTTTTAATTTCTAACTCTTTAATCTTTTCCTCTAATTCCTCTATTCTCTCATCAGCTTTCCTTGCTCTCTCTACTGCTCTCACCTTATCAGCTAAACTCTCAGAGATAATCCTATCAAAAGAGAATCTCTCATCCTCTAGTGCTTGAATGTATCTTAATTGTCTAAATAAAGCATCCTCAAAAGCCTTTAATTCTTTACTATCAGATTTCTTTGTCCACTTCAATATAAGAGACAATAGCATCTGCATATCTGAATTGTTCTGTAACTCTAATAAATTGCGATCTACTTTATACATCTGTCTTAATTTTGTATAAAGATATTAAAAATATTTAATTATAATAATTTATTTTGTAGAATTTTCAAACCATTTAGGTTCTCTAAAATCCTGAACTTCTTTATTCCTTAGATCTCTAACGTATTGGATCTCTCTCTCTATATAATCTTTAGCTTTTAAAAGATCTTGTAACTCATCGTCTTTCTTGCCTGCTCTTGCTATGTACTTTACTACATTGCCTCTGTTAAAATTTAACTTGTAATCCTGTACAAAGTCGATCACATCATAGTCTCCTGTTGATTCGTAGTGCATTGCGTTACCCCTCATTTCTATTAATTATTGCTGCTTGTTCCTCTTTTAATAAGTAAACAATTTTGTTTCTTTTTTTCTTACTCCATAAAGTAGTGTCAGGACAATATAATTCTTTTGTCTCTGTTAATTCAATGTCATTTAGCCAAAACATATAATTTGCTTTTGGATCATTCACAAAATACAGTTTGACTATATCCTGATCCATACTCATCAATTTATCGTATTTTAGTTTTTCTAACATCTTAGTCTCATAATATTTTTTCCTGAACTTCATTTCCATTACGCAAGGTTTGCCTTTTGGAGTTAATCCCTTTGCATCGTAATGTTCGTACCCATCTCCTGACCATTCAAGTTGCCAACCGTCTAAATTCAATATCTTAACTACTGCCTGTTCAAGTTCGTGTACTTTATTTATGGTCATTCTATTGTTTTAGGAAAAATTCATTTAATTGAGAAATCCATCTTTTGATCTCTTTAGGATTACAAGTGCAAGGCTTATAATATCTGTGATTAAAATACTTAGCGTGTAACTTACATATCAGTTCAAATTCCTGAGGTTGTAATGTGTTCTTAGGATCTTCTCTGAACTTTTCCCACATTAAGTAATCCTCCTTACTCATCTCTGTATATTCCATTTCTATCAATTATTATGTTATTTAATTTTTCCTTTCTCTCTTCGCAACCACATCTGTCTCCTAATATCTTTTTAGTAAGCCATTTTATCCCCGTCCAAGTCGTAATTTTCTCTATGATATTTCCTAATCTCATTTTCTTTTTTGCTTTTAGTTGAATATTTTTTGTCATTTACTTTCCATCCTGTTATCGGATGTATGTTCTCTTGTAATAATTCTTTTAGTGTCATTTAATAATACTCTTTAAATGTTTTTTAACTTTTCGATATGTGTTATAAAGTGAGTAATAACTGATCTTTGTTTTATCACTTAATCCCTGAAAACTCTCTCCTGAATCTATTAACTCAAATATCTTTTTGTCATACCAATATAAACTTTCTAATTCTGTTGTTAGCTTATTAAATAGTTGATCATAATCTATATGCTCCTCCTGTGTTAAATCCTTTGTTATCTCATCAAGTCCTAGTATATCGACTTTCTTTTCTTTTCTTTTAAGATCTAAGAATAAAGTGTAAAGCGTTCTATATATGTAATAGTAATTTACCTCCTCATCATTGTACATCACATCAGTTCCTCCCTCTGAGATTTTACCAATCTTATAATACATCTCTTGCACTAAGTCCTCAGCAGTATCAGGATTAACTCCAAAACTTTTGACAATATCGCACCAATCCTGATGTTTTTTAAATAGTATCTCTAATATCTCCATACAGTAATATGTAAACCGACTAACAAGCACATAATTGTAACTTGTTGATAAAAATCTTCGTCGTCCACATTGTCACTGTCTGGTTCTAAGTTCGGATTGTAATATAAGAATCCAAGTGATAAACCATAAATTGGTATCGCTTGAATGTTTACTCCTATACTACCAAAGTCAATATTCATATTTCATAATTTAAAAAGGCATTTCTTTTTGAATCATTTTAGGTGGGTTAATTAAACTCTTGTGATCCACTTCAAAGCCTACGTTATTAATTAAACTTTTTAACCTTATTGGATTATCCAAAGGTGTAGGTCTGCCTCCTGAATCTATGTCTTTTACTTTTCTAACGTGGATATGTGAATACATCCAATCTGTAGGGTGTTGCGTGTAACGGTGTATGCAAATAAATTCATCTGCTCTATTCACAAACTTACCCCCACCCTCTACATCACTAGCCATTGGTGGTATAGGATGCTCTGCATATTCGTGTCCACTACCGTGCTTTTTTCTCAATGCCTCTGTCGCTGCGTGAGTATTAAGCCAAATACTAACATTATTTTTCTTGCAAAATATTCTCATTTCACTTGTTGCCTGATAATCATATTCGTGAGAATTAATCCCTTTCAATACGTTTCTGTCTTTCATTAAACTATTATAAGGATCTATCATAAATCCATCATAACTCCACGCATTTTTAACGTGTTGAGCCAATTCCATTATTTGCTTATAAGTATAAAGATCATTCGGTTCAATAAATTTAAAATGCTCATTAACCCATTTTACCTGTTTATTAAATGAATCAGTATCAATTTTATTAATAGGTTGCCCCTCTATATATTCCACTAATTTCCTAATTAATGAGTAAGGTTCATTTTCAGAACTGAATACTAACCATCTCAAATTATGTTTAATCGAATAAAGTAACATTAAATACATAACTACTGATGTTTTCCCTACGTTAGCGTGACCTAATATTACGTTAAAATTTCCTGGTTTAAATCTCAGAAATTCATCTATCTGTATCACATCTAATTTAAGACCCTCCTTTATACTTCCACTCCTTACCTTGTTTAATTTCTCTATTTGTTCCTCTAAATTTATAAGCATCTTGTCTGAATTTTTGTCTTAAATATAAAAAAAAGGGGGTAAAAAACCCCCCTATATTTTAAAATGGTAAATCTGCAGTCTCTCTATCAGGAGCAAAAGTCTTGGAATTTACTTCCTGAACCTTAGGTAATTCATCTAGCCGATCTACTCTGTACATACTTAGATTAGTATAATACTTTCCATTAAACTCATTGCAACGAATATTAAAAGATACCTTAACGAGATCTCCTACATTATAATATTGCACGAATTTATGTACATCCGCTGCCTTATCCTGAGACTTAAATATATTTAAACAATATACGTTATTATATTTCTCTTCTGTCTCTACAATGAAATCTAAAGAGGTATACTCTCCATTTTTTAAACTTGCAGGATCTTTAATTTCTGTAATTTTTCCGCTTATTTCGAAACTCATAATATTATTTGTTATAGATTAAACTTATAAAATGATCGTGTATCTCTTTTATATCTTTTGGACTTGCATTTATAGATATTGCATAATTCACTGCATTAGTTAAACAGGATTGTCTCACTATCAATTCCTGAGTATCATTATTTTTCGGTGCTGAACTGAAATTCCCTTGCATTGGATTAGGTCTCACTAACTTTGCAGTATTGTAAATTTGTCCATTGTACTCTTTTTGCTCTGAGGTGAATTGACACTCTTCACCAACTTGGTGTTTAAATTCTCCAATCGCATTAAATTGATAAATGTTCCCATCTGCCATTGCTACATTGTAGCGGTTAAATGTTTTAGATCCGTTACTCCAAGATCCATTGGGAGTAATTGCGGTAATCTTACCTGTTTTCATTTTCTAATTGTTTTTCGTTATTAAATATTTCTATTTGAGCCTCTAAAAACTCAACTCTTCTCTCGAGTGCCTCTATTCGCATCTCGTGTAATCTTTTTAAATCATCTGAATATGTCATTATTGCAAACTTTTTAATTCTGTTCTAAATAAATGCAATTCAAACTCTGCCTCTTTTAACTTTCTTTCGTGGTAATCCTCTGCCCACTCTAAGTCTTTAATTTTTGATTTTAATAATTCGATTTTGTCCATCTTTTTAATTGTTTTTAATGATTAAACTTGTTCAAAAATAATAAAAATATTGAATAAAAAAACTTTTAACACAAAAAAAAGGATATATCAATTAAGATATACCCCTCTTTCTCTTAGAATTAAGACAATTAATTAAGACAGACGCTCAAATATAATGCTATTTTCTACTATAAAACAAACTTTTATTTATTTTTTTCCTATTCTCTCTATTTTTTCTTTAAAGATCTCTATCATTTCCTGTAATTCAATGTTGGAAAATTTCCTAGTTTCTCTGCTTAAAGCTAATAACTCATCTGCTAACTCATCTCCTAGAAATTTAGAAAACTTATATTGTTCACCATATCGATATACATTGCAACTAACGCATTGCACTTCTACATTTCTCTCATCCCATCTAGTAGAATAGTGTTTCCTAGACATAAAATGTCCTGCTTGTAGATTTTTCCAATGATCCTTTTTCCCACAAGTAACACACTCAGCAATATCATTCTTTGCCTTACGTCTCCTAATATACTCAGAGAATATAGAATCTAGTTTTTTAATTATTGTCTTTCTACTCTGTACTCTTGCCATCTGTCTTTTAATATCCGTCCTGATGTTGTATAAGTAATTTACCTGTCTCTAGATCTAAGTCTTTAATTGCTTTGTATATTACCCTACTCTTTTTTTTTACCTCTAGTTTCTCAGCTTTAGTACTATCAGATCCTAGATTAGTGTACATAGTAGCATCAGCCTCTAGTAATTCATTAATTCTCTGTATTACAGTTTTGTTATAATCTTCTGCTATTTTATAAATTTCATCTTTTGTCATAGTATATAATATATTATTATGTAAATATATATAATTTATAATTATTATAATATAATAGTATATAGTAATATATAGTAATATATATATATAATATATAGTTATAAAAAAAACTAAAAATTAATGATATTGAAAAATAATTATTTAAAAACTTATTAAATAGTTATGAAACTATCTATTTTCTTTTTTAGCACTTCCAAAGTAATACCCAAATATAGACAATGCTACACCCTCTACAATTCCTAATAAGTGAATAAAGATCTCTTTGTTGCTCTCAGGAACTTGTGTAGTAACTACTGTATAGACTAAAAAAGCAAATGCTAGTAATCCTACAATCCCTGTTGCATTAAACATCCAATCCGTACCATACTTTCTAAGATAGACTTCTCGCTTTCTTGCACTATCTCTATCGCTTACCTCTATCTTATAAGCCTCTAGGCTCTCATTTAAGAGACTTTCTCTCTCTTCTGGGGTAAGACTATCATCTCCATCTAAAAGATCTCTCACAACCCCTAAAACACCATCCTTAGGTAATACACCTGATAGTTTCTTAATGAGTTTACCTAATCCTGTTTCTTTAAATGGTTTCTTATCTTTCATTTAGTAAGTCCAAATTACATTTCCTGACTTGCTAGGATCATTATCTACGTGAATAAAACTATCTGCTATTCCTATCCTAGTGAATCCTGCTTTAAGTAATGATGTTATTATTTTAAATCTATATACACTATTGCTACAAGCTATATCAGCAGCGTGTCCGATTATATGAGATGAGTTTTCCACTCCACCTACTTTAGCATTATGCTGAGGTGTTCTGAATCCTGAGGTTATTTTAAAAGGTACTCCTGCAATAGATCTAGCCTGATCAATACGAGTTAAAAACTCCTGATCCATAGCTTCACCACTTCCCACCATATCAGGACTATCAAATTCAGAAAGTTTAAAATACTTCATAATATCTTACCTAATAAAATACTTGTTAAAATCATTATAAGCATCCAAAACAAACCGAACTGAAACTTATTCCAAGTAGAACCGTCTCTTTTGAATTGTAGCCATACCTTTAAGTCTATGTACTTAATTATAAAAAACTCTATTATTTTTTTCATTTTTCAAGTATTTCGTTAATCCTCTTTAAATCTTTTCTTACTCTTTCCCTTTCTAACTTGACCTCTAATATCTCTCCTTCAAGTACTCTAATGTCAGGGAATAC